CGTGACCGCAGACAAATGGAAATGTTTAATGATCCGTGGGAAAACTGGAGTGGACATAGATAAAAATGAAAGCAATACTTGAATTTGAATTGCCAAAAGAGCAACAAAAGTTTGATACTGCCACAAGGGGTATGGATTGGGCACTTGTAGTGCGGGATATGGATCAAATAATGCACAAGAAGGTGAAATATTCAGAACTAACCATAGAGGCCAGATCGGCGATAGAACAACTTAGATTAACAATGAGTGATATGTTAATTAATAGGGGGTTACTATATCCAGAATAAATTTAAAGGAGATAATTATGAATCCGTTTAAACCTAATACTAGTAGAGTTGATAAACTAGAAAATCAAATAATAAATCTCAGAGAACGTGTAGCAACGTTAGAAAAAGATTTACATTTTTTTATGAGACATTATGAAAAAGACAACGATTAAGGAAATTACTATTGAAGGTGAAAAAATTATCATTGATTTTGCTGGAGCACCATTTTGGAAATATTATGTGCTTCAGTTATATTTTTTGATTTGTCATAGAAAGAAACTAATTGATTATATTAAATAGGAAATTATGAAAAAAGCAACGATTGAAATTTTACACGAAGATGAAACTGTATTGGGCACGAAAACTTCTGGTCAATATATGGTACGTGAATATAAAGATGGGGTAGAAATGGGTGGAAGTTTCCATAAGTATCTTCATGACGCAGTTAATCATGTAAAGAAATATCAGGAGATGGTTTATGAAAATTAACGAATTTATACAGAAGTATAGAACAGTTAAAAAAATTGTTCCAGGCATGACTAGTAGTTTTACTCCACATGTGGTTTGTAAAGATGGATTTCAAATGTCTGTTCAGGCAGGACAATCGAATTATAGTGAACCGAAAGATGTGGCAGATTCTTATGAAGAAATGGAAGTCGGTTATCCTACTGAAGAAGAATATTTATTTGCAAAGTATGCAGAAGATGAAGAAAATCTTTGTGATACTGTTTATGGATATGTACCATGTTCAATTATTGATAAGGTGATTGAGAAACATGGTGGAATAGATGAGTCTAAAATTAAAAGTATATAAATAATTCAGAAGATGAATTTATAAATTTATTAGTGAGGTGAAATGAAAATATCAGTCGATATTAAAGAATTGAGAAAAAAGAAAATATTTGTTGGCACTCCAATGTATGGTGGTCAATGTCATGGGATGTATACTAAGGCATCTTGTGATTTAGCGACAACCGCTACAAAGTATGGAATGGACATTAAGTTCTTTTATCTCTTTAATGAAAGTTTAATTACAAGAGCAAGAAATTATCTAGTCGATGAATTTTTGCGTTCCCCATATACCCACCTGATGTTCATTGATTCGGACATTAACTTTAATCCACAAGATGTATTAGCACTAGCAAGTATGTGTGATGAGGATAAACCCATTATTGGGGCTCCTTATCCTAAAAAATGTATTGCTTGGGAAAAAGTTAGAAACGCAGTTGATGCGGGTTTAGCTGATGAAGATCCTAATGTGCTAGAAAAATTTACTGGTGATTTTGTATTTAATCCAACAGAAGGTACAACTCAAATTAAAGTTAATGAACCAATTGAAGTATTAGAAGTAGGTACGGGGTTTGTATTAATAGCACGCGAAGTGTTTGAAAAATTTAGAGAAGAGTATCCACAATTTTCTTACAAACCAGATCATAACCGTTCAGAACATTTTGATGGTACACGTTATATTCATGCCTTCTTTGATACTGTCATTGACAATGAAATTTATGCAGGAAAAGGTGCAGGTGGATCAGATCGTTATTTGTCTGAAGATTATATGTTTTGTCAATGGGCAAGAAAAATTGGTTTCACAACTTGGTTGTGTCCGTGGATGGAAGTGAATCATGTTGGTACTTATGTGTTCAATGGAACATTGAGAGATTTAGGTAGTTTAGAATATGCTTCACATGGTGCAGATGTTACAACTAGGCCTAATGTAGAAGAACGAAAACAATCAAGACAAGAAAGGAGGAAAACAGAACGGGTCGAGAAAAAGAAAAAGAAACTTACAACGCCAGAAAAATAAGTTGACAAATCAAAAATACATGTTATAATAAAATAATACGTTAATACTACGTTTAATACTAATCATACGAAGGAATACGATGAAATTAACAGCCGAAACAACCGCGATACTTAAAAATTACGCAGCAATAAATCAGAACATTCAGTTCAAACAAGGTCAAACCTTGTCAACCATTTCCCCACAAAAAAACATTCTGTCAAGCGCAGAGATTAGTGAGGACATTCCTCAGACATTTGCAATTTATGATCTTAATAAGTTATTAGGTGCACTTAGTCTTTTTGATAAAACCCCAGAATTGAATTTCGGAGAAAACAAATTAAATATTCAAAGTGGTGAATATGTATTGAATTATGTCTATGGTGATCCTGCCATGTTAGTCTTACCTCCCGAGAAAAAACTTGATTTTCCACAACCAGAAATAAGTTTTAAATTATCGAAAGATGCTTATGATGCCACTCTAAAAGCGGCACAAGTTTTATCATTGCCAGAATTAGTTGTTCAAGGTGATGGAAGTAAAATATTTTTAGTAGCAACCGATACTAACAATACTTCTTCTGATGATTTCCGAAATGAAGTAGGAACTACAGATAAAACATTCCAGATGGTTTTCAAGATTGAAAATATGAAACTTCTAAGTGGAAGTTATCAAGTTGGAATTTCTTCAAAAGGCATTGCACATTTTGCACATGAGCATTCCAAACTAGAATATTGGATTGCAACAGAACAAAACTCTAATTATGGCGGATAATAAAAAATTAGGTGATATTGGCGAAGACATAGTTGCCAAATATTGTGAGGATTTAGGGTTCTTAGTCGAAAAGTCTGAAAGTGAATATGATCAAGTAAAAGATATGACAATAGATGGTCGTACTCTTGAAGTTAAAACACAAGTACCTTTTGTCCTTAAAAAATGTTTTTCACTTAAACTAAATCAATTAAAAAAATGTCAAAATGTAGATTATTTAATGTTTGTTCAGGCTCCTTGTGGAAAATGGGATGAGTCGGCTTTATATCAAGTAGACCCAAAAACATTTGAATTTTCAAAACATAGAATGAAAGATAATGATGTGAGATACATCATAAAAATAAATCAACCCGCCATTAATAAATTATGTCCAATAGAAGGATATTGGAAAGAACAATTAAGGCGATACGCAACAGTATATAATAAATAAAAAATGGGAATATTTAAAGAATATGAAGATCGGCCTAGCTGTTCAATATGTGGTGAACCCGCCGATATGCAGGATAAGTTACCTTCTGGAAAAATAATATGGCGTAAGAAAAAATCTGGAGGTTTTATGTGTTATGATTGTCATGACCATACATCAGATCCAAGATATCTTGCAGATAAGTTTAAAGGAACTACATTACCATTTACAGAATTAGAATCCTTTGCGAGGTTTAATTAATGGAAAACTTTTTATGGGTAGAAGAATTCCGCCCCAAAACTGTAGCGGATTGTATTCTAGTAGAACCAACTAAAGAAGTCTTTCAGGGTTTCGTTGATGATGGTAAAATTCCCAATTTACTTTTATCTGGCGGAGCAGGAGTAGGTAAAACTACTGTTGCTCGTGCTATGTGTGATGAAATTGGAGTTGACCATTTAATGATCAACGGATCGAATGAGGGAAGAAATATAGATACAGTAAGAACTACTTTACAACAATACTGTAGTTCAGTTTCCATGCAAGGTGGAAGAAAAGTAGTAATAGTCGATGAAGCAGATTATATGAATGCTGATTCGGTACAACCAGCATTAAGGGGGTTCATTGAAAAATTTAGTGCCAATGTTAGTTTTATCTTTACTTGTAATTTCCGTAATCGGATCATTGATCCTATCCATAGTCGCTGTTCTGTAATAGAGTTTGTAGTTCCTAGATCAGAGAAACCAAAATTAGCTCAAGAGTGTTTAGTAAGAGTTAAAGAAATTTTGACGGCGAAAGGAATCAAATTTGATGAAAAAGTTCTTGTAGAATTAGTTCTGAAACATTTTCCAGATATGAGGAGAGTGATAAATGAACTTCAAAGATATGCAGCAGGTGGAATTATTGATGCCGGTATCTTAGCACAGATTGGAGAAATCAATCTACTTGAATTGATGAAGGCGTTGAAGGAAAAACATTTTTCAGAAGTTCGTAAATGGGTTACACAAAATATTGATAATGATCCAGTAAAGATTTTTCGAAAGATTTATGATGGTGTACATGAACATCTTAAAGATACTTCAATTCCTCAGGCCGTTCTCGTTATAGCAGAATATCAGTATAAGTCTGCATTTGTTGCAGATCAAGAAATTAATTTAGTCGCCTGTCTCACAGAGATGATGGTAGATTGTGAATTTAAATAAAGGTAACAGATGTCAAAAGAAGTTTATATATTAAAGTTGAAAACAGGTGAAGAGGTAATAGCACGAATTACAGAAGGAGAAAATGATACACTCATTTTGGAAACTCCAATGACACTTCAGACGGTACCCACTCAACAAGGACAAATGGGTATAGCCGTAGTGCCGTGGATGATGGCTTCTGTTGATACATCATTTACCATTTCTAGTGATCAAGTTATGACAAAAGGTAAAGCCAAAAAGGATATGGAAAGTCAATATCTTTCTGCCGCAACAGGACTTTCTTTATGAATGAAGAACTATTAAAAATATACGAAGATAATACAAACGAATATGGTTTGCCAGTATTTGATTTATTTACTTGGCAAAATTTAAATACAAAGTATCTTGATCCTGACACTTCTTTGCCTATGTCTAAACGGGCTAAAGTCATGATCGATACTATGATTCATTTCTTTGAAAAACACCACCCAAAATTCCCATTCCGGGAATTTGAAATGCATGAAGTTAGAAAATTATTTTATGGCTTGTGTGATCTCAATCTAAAAGATAATATTTTCCCAAAAGAAAAATGTAAAACGGTTCATGAAAAATATGATGACTATGTGGGTAATTTTCCTGAATGGGGATTAGGCATTTTAAATTTTAGTTCAAATTATAATACTATTGCGGATGCCTTTATGAATCGTGAAAGAATGAAATGTAGTTATGATAGATCACCTAGTCCGATTACAATGTGGGATGATCAAACAGATTTGAAACAAATACTTTCACCGATATGGAGACTACATCCAAAATGTGAATCACCTTTGAAAAACAATTTGTATATTGAGGGTGTCCGTGTAGGCGCATATTTTGCCACTCAATTTAAACCTTCAGTAGCAAAAGCATTTTACGATTTAACAAAGTCGAAAAAAGTTTTAGATACAAGTTCGGGTTGGGGTGATCGCATGACGGGATTTTTTACTTCTAATGCTGAAGAATATTATGGTATGGATCCGAATGGTGATCTACATGAAAATTATCACAAGATGGCAGTACAGTATGAGAACTGGTTAGGTTGTGAAAAACCTAAATCTGAATTTGGTGATAAGTGGTTTTCAGTCGAAGGTAAAAAGAAAGTAAAAATTTATAGATCACCGGCAGAAGACTTGCCATGGGATGAAATTCCGGATGATATTGATATTATGTTTAGTTCTCCACCATATTTTGCTACAGAACGATATGCAGAAGGTAGTAAGTTTGAGAGTGATCAATCATGGAGTCGATACAATTCTTATGAAGCATGGAGAGATGGATTTTATCTTCCTGTAATGAGGAAGTGTTTTGAAAAACTTGCTCCGGGTGGTTGGTTGATGGTAAACATCATGGATCCAAAAGTCAAAGGGAAGAGACACAAATCTTGTGATGATTTAGTAAATGATCTTAAGGAACATTTCAAGGGCCAAATTGGAATGAGGATTATGGCTAGACCTAAAAGTATAAAATCATTTGAGGGTGATACTCATGAAGAGAGAAAAGCAAAATACGATGAATGGCAAGCAAAGTGGTTCGTTGAATCTGTCTGGTGTTTTCAAAAGCCTGGCGGAAAAGATGTTGATCTTTTTGCTCCTTATAAAGATTCTACTTTGGACGGCATGGGACCGGCTGTTGTTCAAGAACCGATTAAGAAGAAAAAACTCTCAGAAGCAACAACAGAAAAAAGTACATTAGAAGGATTTTTATGTTAGACATTAGACCTAATACTCCCATTGAAGAATATGAATTAAATGGACATCCCGTTTTCGTAAAACGTGATGATCTAATGGGTGATGGTGTAACACTTCCGCCGTGGGCAAAGTTAGAGGCTATACAAACAATATTTGAATCTACAACTCCATTAGGAATACCATTGATAGATAAAGATAAACCCGTTTCTTATATGTGTAATCGTGCATCATGGAGTGGATGGGCATTATCAAAGATTGGTACAGAATTAGGATATGATGTAAAAATTGGATATCCAAATTCTAAAACTTTCCCAAAAGACACCGTTGAAAAAATTATTGAAGGTGGAGGGGAAGCAGTTCCTATAAAACCGAATATGGACGCCGTAGTTATAGGTACACTTAAAAAGATGTCTAGAGAAAATGGATGGTTTCCTTTTCCGTATGCATTTGAAGTTCCAACATATATTGAATATTGGAAAAACAGGTTAGCAAATCTAGAAGAAGATTTTGATAATTTAGTAGTATGTTCTGGGACTCCCTGTACTTCTCTTGGAATGTGTATGGGATTTAGAGGTGAAAATATTTACTTAGTTTCAACCGCTAAACAATCAACTGCCGAAAGAGCATATAAAAAATACGGACTGATGGATCGTGTTAATAGTGGACATATTGAAGTTTTTTATTCACCATTTGAATTTTATGATCCAATGGAAGAAGTAGAAACTCCTTTTCCATGTAATCCATATTGGGATAAAAAGGTGTGGCATTGGCTCGGTGAAAATATACATCTCTTAAGAGGAAAAACTTTATTTTGGAATATTGGTGCATAATATGAAAGTTGTATTAAAAGATAAAAAAGACATGAATCAATTATCTGAGTTCGCCCCATACTTTGAAGATTGGGATGAAATAAGAGATAATGACCTTGAATGGAAAGATTATCTAATTATGGGATCTCAAGATGAGATTGAACGTGATCTTGAAACAGAAGTATTGAGTGTGAAGTTTTCTAAGATAGGACAAAAAACGTTTGATGCATATCCGAATCTTAAATGGATTCAATGTAGATCACATGGATCAGATAACATCAATTTAGAATTAGCCGAGAGAAATAGTGTAGGTGTTGTGTGTTTAGATCCAGACACATACAATGTAGCAAATTGGATTGGTAGATTCAAGAGGGGTAAAAATATTTTAATATTAGGAGCAGGGAAAATTGGAAATGCCGTTCCATGGGATTTTGAGAGTAAGGTAACGAAGATTACCTCACGCGATCCTATTCCTGATACTAGTAATTTTGACACTATAATAGTTACTTCATCTCCTACAGACTTTCCAATCTTGAATAAAGGAGTATTAAAAAACTTTAAAGGAAATATTATTTCAATATCAAGACCGGTTTGTATAGATAATGAGGCCTTACTTGAAGCTGTTAATGATGGTAGAGTAACAAATGCTCAAATGGATATGTTAGATCCAGATGGTCGAGATGAATTAATAGCAACAGGTAAAGTAGATTATCATGGTCATAAGGCATGGGAATCTACTGGTATAAATCAATATGATGAACGATATTTTGCTATGGTGTTTCAAGAAATACAATGGTTATTGAGGAATGATCCTAAGTATGATCCGCCCGTTAGAAATAGTAGAATAGTTTTAGAACGAAAATCAAATTCATTATTTGGAGATTAATCAATGTGTGGATTTGTAGCTGGAAATATTTTTAAAGATACAAAACATTTTCACGCCGCCTTAAGTCTTATAGCCCATCGCGGAAGAGATTATAAAGGAGTTAATTACAGTATTAAAACTAATACTTACTTGGGTCATAATAGGCTTTCTATTCAGGGTTTAACTGAAGAAGCAAATCAACCCATGATCAAAGATGATTACATACTAGTGTATAATGGTGAATTATGGCACAGTATGAATCCCCACAAAGAAAAATTTGAGTTACATACTGGAAGTGATACAGAATTGTTACTCAATATGTTTCATTTAGATCAAACAGATTGTATCAAAACTCTTGACGGAATGTTTGGGTTTGCAATCTTGGATGATAAAAAACAATACTTAACATTTGCTAGAGATTTTATGGGTAGAATTCCCTTGTACTTTTTCAAAAAGGGAAAAGAAATTGTTGTGGCAAGTGAATTAAAAGCAATTACAAACTCATTGAACATTAATGCTTCTGATGTAATATTAGCGGATCCTGGTTGTTATTATCAATTTGATTATAAGACAGGAGAATTAGAAAAGACTAAATTTTACGAATTTCCTGCCATAACAGATATTGAAGATATGGAAGAGGAAGAAGTAATAGATGGTATCAGAGATTTGTTGACTGAAGGTGTACACAATGAGTTAATAAGTGATGTACCTGTTTGTACAATTCTGTCAGGCGGTGTAGATTCCACTATCATCACGTATCTACTCAAACAAGAAATTCCAGACCTTCAAGCTTTTGTAGTAAGTGTAGGAGATACTGGAAAGAAAGATGATTTGTATTATGCACGAATGGCGGCTAAAGAAATCGGTGTACCACTTCATGAAGTAATTATTGATGAAGAGTGGGTTGAACAAAATTTAGCAGAGGCCGTCTATGCCGTAGAAGATTTTACTTGGACACAAGTTTCACCAGCTGTTGCTCAATTAGCACTTTCCAAACGAATTCATGATGAAGGTTTTAAAGTTGTTTTTGGTGGAGAAGGTAGTGATGAGCTGTTTGCCTCTTATGGTCATGTATTTGCTTGGAACTATAAGGACAATGATTACATCAAAGAACGATATAAACTAGTAGTAAACTTACATAAAAACAATTTAATACGTACTAATAAAGCAATGATGTATGGTGGTACAGTAGAATTGAGAACACCATTTTTACACAAAGATTTGGTCGAATTCTGTTTAAGGATTCCTCCCAAATACAAAGAAGATGGACCAATGTGGAAACCAATGTTAAGAAAAGCATTTGCTGGTAAACTTTCAGATGAACTATTATTCAGACCAAAAAAGACTTTTCAAGATGGTTGCCATACAATCTATCTTAAGAATCATAAAGAACGAATTAAAGAATCTTATTTGTCTCATTATGGACAACGAAATCCTTTAGAAAATTTCTTGAATTCTTGACAATGATAAAAAATATAGTATAATAGAACTATGGGAAAGACAAAATTAGGACCATTTGATTTTATAAAAGCTATTAATGCTCATAAAAACATCATAAAAAATGATGATCCATTCGCGGAAAAAGACTATATCCCCTTTCTTGTGAATAGGGGATTGTCTTTTTTTCAAGATACTGTTATACAAGTCAATGAAATGAATAGGTTACATTTCCTTGATCATAAACTTCAATTCGACTATTTACTAAATAATATCAGACCACGCAAAAGGTGGTCGAAGTGGTTGAAACCAGACAAAATTGATAATTTGGAGGTTGTCAAAACATATTTTGGTTTCGGTAATGAAAAAGCAAAAGATGCTTTAGAAGTTCTCAGCAATGAGGATATCGAAGATATTAAAAGTAAACTTGCAAAAGGTGGAATGGAGAAAAATAATGACAGCAAACATAGATGAGATGGTCGAATGCTCTTTAGCAGAACCAGATGATTTTTTAAAGATTAGAGAAACTTTAACTAGAATAGGGGTAGCTTCTAGGAAAGATAAAACCCTGTTTCAATCTTGCCATATATTACATAAACAAGGACGATATTACATTGTACATTTTAAAGAATTGTTTATATTAGATGGCAAACCAACAAATTTTTCAGAGAATGATCAAGCGAGAAGAAATACAATAGCAAATCTATTAGTAGAATGGAATCTTATTAAATTAGTGAATCCTGAACAAACGGCTTCATTAGTAGTCCCATTAAATCAATTAAAAATTCTTGCATATAAAGAAAAAGATGAATGGGTCTTAA